CTACTTTCTGAGACCGGACACCTTAGTAAAGTGCTTATTGATTTTCTTTGTCTGGCGCACCGCTTCCAGGTCAATGACATCCCTGTAAACCGTCTTCATGACATTATCCGTTGCCCATCCGCCGCGCTGGAGGATGTACTGATCAGGGACGCCGATGGCATGCATGATACTGGCTGCATAATGGCGCAGGTCATGGAACCTGAATTTTGGTAATCCTGTTGACTTGACGGCCCGCTCGAAGCGGTGGGTTACCTGGTCTGGAGTGGCCTTCACGATGCGGCCTTCGATACCCTTCATCCTCGCAATCACAAAATCCGGAAACTCAACCTGGCGGTAGCTGCCAAAGGTCTTAGGTGGTTTGATATGCCACATCTTGTCAGGTCCCATGACCATACTCTTATTTACATCCACCATGTTCCCATGTATGTCGCTACTTTCCAATGCGCATATCTCCCCACGGCGTAATGGGCCAAAGGCGGCCAGGAAGATGGCTATCTCCAGTTCCTTTCCCTCCACATGCTGGAGCAGGGTCTTTATATCCTGGTCCGATGGCGTGTAAAGGTCCGGGCGTTCCTTGGCAGGAAGCGTGGTCTTGATATGGAAATCCGGATGGAACATCTCCAATGTGCCCGATACAAGGCCGTGGGCGTTCCTGACGCTCTTAGGGCCCACCTTGGCGGATATGTCGCTTATCCATACCTGTAGCTTGGTGTTGGTCATGTCCGGAAGCTTGGTGCGCCCCAGCGCATAAGGTTTGATATAATTGCGTTGTACGGCCTCATACCCACGTATCGTACTGGGAGATAGGACTCCTCTCTTGGCATCGATATAACGCGTGACGGCCTTGTACAGGGTGATGTCCTCCTCAGCCATAGCGGCCTTCCCTGCGAGCCACTGGGCGGCCAGGAACTTGGCCTCCTTCTTCGTGGGGGCCGTGAAGGATTTATAGTGTTTCTTTCCGTCGACATCGGTATAGTCATATACCTGGATGCGTGAGTTGCCGGATGGTAGTTTGTTCTTGCCTTTTTTTGCCATGCTATCACTCCTTTCGTTGCGATATCGCAACAATTTTTGGGTATAAAAAATACGCCCTCTTGCCAGGACGTCCCAGGAATGATATAATTCAGGTGTGTTAGATTGATTTATATCTTCCTGGATTCGTCCGGCAAGAGAAAATCTATGTGAAAAGCTCTGGGAGTTCGCAGCTCCTGGGGCTTTTTGCGTTATATATTATTTTTTCTCAGATATGCACTTAGAGAAGGCGTCTCTATACTGGACAAATATTGTTGTATCGGTATCATTACCAGTTTGCTGTACGCCAGATTCAAAGCGCTTATATAGTTTATCGGATTCGCCGCTTAGCTTACTCCAAGCTCCTTTTAATGCTGCATAGTCATCCGGGAGAGAATTGATGTAAGCTTCATAGCCGGCTTTCTTTTTGTAAGATTCTTTAAACTGCTGGAGAGCATAATCAATATCAATAGACTGTCCGGTGCTGTCCTTTCCATCATATTCATAGTGATAGAAATCGCAATACCCATGATTCCAAATGTCGCCTATAACCCAATTGTTGATTTCGCGGAGTACCGTGCCAACATCTCCTGTTACTGGCTGTATCCATACACCATCAGCACCTACAGTGCGTCCATCTGGGGAGGTTCCGTCCGTAAGCATGTAGCCGGACTCATTTAGATAATACCATTTCCCGTCAAAATCTTGGAACCACTGATTGATAGGGTATCCGCCATCATCATTTTTATAGTACCAACCAATATCATCCTGCTTCCATTCTCCTGCTAGTGTAGATATGCTCATGGTCGTTGATAAAAGAGCACTTACTATAAGTATCGTAGTTTTTTTCATGTTTACCTCCTTACAATGCATTATTTAATATAGATAGTTGCGCCAATGCTACCACCACATTCAGGACACTTTTCTTCAAGTAATATATTTGGTATTTTTTGATACTTTTTACTCCATCCATACAAAGAATATATTTTTCTATTGTAAGGCTTGCAATAAGGACAACTATTTCTGGTTGTGATAAATAAAGTATCTATTTTCCATTCCTTACACTTGGGCTCAATCCGTAGAATGTTGACATTTTTTATTATTGCTTCTTTTTTCTTAAACAGTCCCATGTCTAAATCCTCACCTTAATCTCAATTCAATCAGTTCTTTCTGATATCCCAGAAAACGAGAAAACTGTTCTATCGTATCTTCCCTATGCTCCAAAATCACATCATCCCCAACAAGCATATACATTGCAAAAGCATTGGCTTCCAATTCATATTTGTGAGTATTGAATTGTGTCCGCGTATCCATAAAAATTGCATTGGACGTTTTATGGAGAAACATGTGGCCTAATTCGTGAGCGCATACCAGGAGTTGCTCGTGTGATGGCAAATTTTCATTTATGTAAATGATGTTGTTTCTTTGAAAATACTGGTAGAAACCGCGAACTCCAATCAATGGAGCGTATACAAGGATTACATTTAATCCACGAATAATGTCAAATGGATTGCGGGTACGGTGTTTTCGTACCAATAAATCTGCCTTTTTCTTTATATCCATAGGCCTAGTCCTTTTTATACTTTTTGGGCGTGAATATCTCCTTGTTCTTTTTCTTCGCCATTTCCATGCCTACCTGCATAGCAGAAATGATGGAATCAATAGCTTCTGGTGTAGCAAAATCTCCATCAAACATCAAACCTTCTTGAGTTAGTAATTGGTTTTTTGTTTGTTCAAGTATTTTTTCTATATCGCGTTCATCCCTTGTGGTGAGTGTGACTTCTTTTTTGGCAAGTTCTTCATTTTCATAAAAATAAGAAAGTGGAACATTGAAATATTCACAAATCTTTTCTATTTTATCTTTTTTGGGTTGACTCTTCCCATTTTTCCAGTCTGAAAGCGTTGCAGTTGATATTTTTGTTTCCTTGTGTACCCGATACGGGGTGACACCTCTCTCATTTAAAAGTCTTTCAAATTTCTCGTACATGTTAACCTCCAAAATATCACGGAAAAATTTCTTAAAAACTATTGACTATGAAAGAAAACCGTGATAAAGTAGAGATACGAAATAAAACCGTGATATAAATCGACTTTCGTACCTCGGAAATATGATTTGTTATGCTGGTAACTTGACTATATCATATTTCCGATATAATTTCAATGTTTTATCTCGGAAAGGTGGTGGAAAAATGTACAAAAAATTTGCAGAGCTACTGGTAAAATACAACAAAACAATTTATCGGGTGGCTATTGATACTGGAATAGCCACTACAACACTTTATGATTGGCGAGATGGCCGTAGCAAGCCCAAAGCCGACAAGCTCAAAATCCTAGCGGAGTATTTTAATGTCCCAATTGGATATTTCCTTGAATAAAAACAAACACACGTTCGGTAAAATGACTATACCATTATCACATGCGTGTGTCAATGAGAAGGGGTGGAAAAGTGGAAGGAGGGTGAGAGCAGTGGAGAGTAAGGAACTTATCAAAATTATGGAAAAAATGCATGACAATGTATTAAGCGCGCAAAAATGGGCGATAGCAAGTTTGTTATGCTCAGCGACCGCCCTTGTCGTGTCAGTGATTTTACTATCATTACAATAAGGCTATGATAGCCACGATGAGGCTCCCGGTGGCGAGTACGATGGAGATGACAGATACAATTTTAGAGAACTTAGCGTCTTTCTTGGAAGATTCAGCCTCCAATTTAACAAAGGTGAGCTGCTGCTCCAGGATGATAACTTGCCTGTTGGCAGCATCAGCCTGGTACTTAGCAGATTCAGCTAAATCTTTTAATGGAGGTATTTGATTCTCGAGAGAATATTTTATTTCTTCTAATGGAGTTTCGTAATTATGCTTTGGAGCGGCTTTTATTGCTTCAAGTTCAGGTATGGGAACGTTTATTTTAAAGCCTGAAAGCTCAGGTAATTTGATATTCATAGTAATCTCCTAGATATATTTCAGCCTGTCAGGGTTGATACAGAAATTGTATCACAGGGAGGGGAGTAAAACAATATGTTAACTGGGAAAAGGAGGTGGGGTGAGAGTGGTTATTGCGAGTCAAATAAGGGAGATACCAGATTGCGGATATGTAACTATCAACAATATCTTATCGAGTCATGTGGCAGTTTTATTTGCTGCACCCTCCCACGCGTGGAATGAACTTGAACAATCACAGGAGTGGATAGCTTTTCAAGCTCTTCTTGAGGAATCGCAAGAAGAATATGGCCAGATACAGAGCTAAGTTGTTGTATGTCAATTGGAAAGTTGAGATTATAAAGGAATTTTCTATCAATTACATCTTTTCCCTGCCTATGCGCATATTGTTCAACACATCTTGGATATTTGACGGGTAAAGACTCAGTTCCATCAAGAAGGAAACTTACAGATGTTACTGCAATGGGAAGATGTGAGCGATTTTCAAATGAAACAACAAATGTTAATGTTTTAATTATGCGGTTGTAAACAGAGTCGGAAATCTTGATTCTTAGATTCTTTCGTTTAGTTATGAATGAAGATATGAAAGTAATCAAGGTTCCGGTAGCTCCAAAAATTGATAAAGCGAGAGTGATATTTTCTCTTGTAAGTAAAGCGGAAAATTCATTGCTAGGTACGGGATTCATAATGTTTCTCCTTTGTATTTGATAAGGAGATTGTACCATATTTAGAAATGAATTACTAGGAAAGGAGGATACCCGGCATGAAAAAGAGTGATTACCAACGGCAAGAGGATGAGGTGAAACTCCTCATCAGTGAGGCCAAGATAAGGAATAACCTGACCGATAAGGGGCTGGCAAGAAAAATCGGGATGCCATTTAATACCTTGGGGAAACGGAAATGCCATCCAGGGGACTTTAGGATGCATCATATCTGGCTGATAGAACAGCTGGCTGGTCGGACATTGAGGGGAGGGCAGGAACAATGACAAAAACAACCGAGTTAGCCATCCGCGCCAAGGCGGCCATCCGATACCCTGGCTGGCGGCTGGACATCGTAGGCCCCACCACCGCAGTGCTTACCAGCATGATGGGCAGACGGCGGATGGTCACATTCAGGCGGCGCCGGAACCGGCGTGACGGTCCATGGATGCGTCTGGCCAGGTGGATAGCCAACTTCCTGCGGCGCTGTGCCAGGCAGATTGTGGATGCCACGGAATGGATTGTGGTGTCAGTCATGTGGATGACGGGGATGTGGATGGTGTCCATTGTTGTCATGGCACTGGCCATGGGTGTGGAACTGTGAAAGGAGGTGAGGAAATGTACAACCCCGAGGAAGAACTGCGGGCCATAATGGACCTGCTGGCAGAATGGCGCAGTAAGACCGGAACTGGAGATGTAAGTATATACATTCTGGCAGATGGGCATGGCAGGGCATATAACTGGGACAACAATAAGTCAACCTACGAAGTCGGAGGGTATTTTGGCCCACAAAAAAAACGGACCCCAGACGGGTGGAGCCGTCAAGAGTCCAAGACAATAACTTATCACCCTTAGTATAAGGGATTCAGGAGGAAAAATCAATGATTAAGATTGAAAATAAGGTAACCACGGTAGGGATTGAAGTCCGGGGCGATGAGACCTGCGTCATCATCCATGGCAGCGGTTTGGATGTCATCAGTGCGGGGGCGCAGCTGCTGGTATCACTGGCGGACGCCCTGAGTGACGGCGGCCGGAGTGAGGATAAGCTGAGGCATCTCCTTGCATTGTATGGAACCGCAGCCGATGCAATCCGTGCTGACGCGTTAAGCAAGAATTAACGGGGGGGGGGCGCGATTAGACCATGGGACGTGTCATGCTTACCCCGCTCACCCCCGAGGAGCAGCAGTTCGCGGCGGACAACCATGGCTGTCTGCAGTGGGCCATCCGGAACCAGCGCCTGGACAGTGAGCTGACGGACATAGCGGCCCTTGGATATGTCCATGCGGTCAAGAAGTGGTTCGCGAGGCCTGACCTGCACCAATGGTCGTTCCGGACCATCGTGAACCAGACCGTCCGCAGCCACGTAGGCGCCGAACGGCGTAAGCAGAAATCCAGGATAGAGGTAATCAGCCTGGATGCGGAGGTCCCAGGGACGGATGGGCTGACCTATGGGGATACCGTGACATATGATAATTTATCCTATCTGAAGGAGGACCATATGAATGTCAGTTATAACGTCAAGCTTCCAGAACATAAGGCAAGCGGCGTCAAAAGTGATGAAACGATTGCAATTGAAGGATTCCTTGTCGGGAAGATGAGGAACATGTGCTTTGAATATGAGACGGTTGATGAAGCCAGGAGGAAGCAGGGCTGCATCTATACATACCGTAGGACGAAGAAACATCAGGGGATATATGAGATGTTCAGGGTCGGGAATAAGATATACATCGTGAGGTTAGAACAGAAAGCAGGTGCAAAGGGATGTCAATGAAGATAAACAAGCTTGAGATTGAGAATGTAAAACGGGTCAGGGCCGTGAAGATAGAACCTTCATCCAACGGCCTGACCATTATAGGTGGTAAGAACAACCAGGGAAAGACCTCCGTCCTGGATGCCATAGCGTGGGCATTGGGTGGGGAGCGCTTCCGACCGTCGCAGGCAACCAGGGAAGGCTCCACCATCCCACCTAACCTTAAGATAGTGATGAATAATGGACTGGTTGTGGAACGCAAGGGGAAGAACAGCAGCCTTAAGGTGACGGACCCAAGCGGACAGAAGGCCGGCCAGCAGCTCCTGGATGGTTTTGTGGAGCAGCTGGCCCTGAACCTTCCAAAGTTCATGGAGTCCAGCAGTAAGGAAAAGGCCAATACCCTGCTGCAGATAATAGGTGTCGGTCCCCAGCTGGTAGAACTGGAGCGTCAGGAGAAGGAGATGTTCAACGAGCGGACCTACATAGGCCGGACGGCAGACCAAAAAGAGAAGTACGCGAAGGAACAGCCTTACTTCCCGGATGTACCATCCACCCCTGTATCCGCATCCGAACTTATCCGGCAGCAGCAGGAGATACTTGTCCAGAACGGGGAGAACCAGCGGAAACGGGAACGGCGCCATCAGCTGGAGCAGGAGTACCAGAAGGTCACGGAGCAGATACAGGCCCTGCTGCAGGAACAGTCCCGGCTTGAGGAGGACCTTAAGGTGGCCAGGGGAAGCGCGGAGGACCTTGTGGACCAGTCCACGGCGGAACTGGAACAGAACATCGCGGACATCGAGGAAACCAACCGTAAGGTACGGGCCAACCTGGATAAGGACAAGGCCGAGGAGGATGCCAAGGACTATAGGGCGCAGTACAACACCCTCACCGCCAGGATAGAGGAGGTCAGGAAACAGAAGGCTGACCTGCTGAAGGGGGCCGACCTCCCACTTCCTGGGCTGTCAGTGGAGGAAGGGGAGCTTATCTACAAGGGACAGAAGTGGGACAACATGTCAGGCTCCGAACAGCTCCGGGTATCCACCGCAATTGTTCGCAGGCTTAATCCCAACTGTGGTTTTGTCCTCCTTGACAAACTGGAGCAGATGGACCTGGACACCCTGCAGGAGTTCGGGCAGTGGCTGGAACAGGAAGGCCTGCAGGCGATTGCCACCAGGGTAAGCACGGGAGACGAGTGTAGCATCATAATTGAGGATGGATATGTGGCTGGTCAGGACATGCCGGCAGCCCCTGAGCCACCGAGACAGACAGGGTGGAAGGCAGGCGATTTTTAATGGCAGATACATATTACGAAATCAAACCACAGTTCAGATGGATGGCTGACTATCTGGAGAATGAGACCGGCCTGCAGTACCGGTTCTACAACGCAGGCATCCAGGTCAATGTGACTGACAGGAAGGGGGCCGTACATTCCTATTACCCGACAACCGGCACGTGCATATTCCGTCAGGTTGGCAGCCGTACAGGCAGGACGGAGCGCGGCAGGACCTTCTACCAGTTTGTTGATACGGTCCAAAAAATTGAGAAGGAGTGAAGATAGATGGAAATCATCAAAGGAAAGATACCCGGGGCAAAAAAGGTGGTCGTATATGGCCCGGAGGGTATAGGAAAGTCCACGTTCGCATCCATGTTCCCGGACCCGCTCTTCATTGACACGGAGGGTTCGACCAAGGACATGGACGTGGCCAGGACCCCAATGCCCAGCAGCTGGATGATGCTCATGGAACTGGTGATGGAGGTCAGGCGCACCCCGGGCCTGTGCCGGACGCTGGTCATTGACACGGCAGACTGGGCGGAACATCTCTGTATAACCTTGATTTGCGATAAGAAAAAAATCAGTGGAATTGAAGATATCGGTTATGGAAAAGGCTACACGTATGTCCAGGAGGAATTCGGCCGGCTTTTAAATCTACTGGAAGAGGTTGTGAAGGCAGGCGTCAACGTAGTATTGACGGCTCATGCGAAAATGCGGAAATTTGAGCTGCCAGACGAATTGGGAGGTTATGACCGCTGGGAAATGAAGCTGAGTAAACAGACCGCCCCGCTAGTGAAAGAATGGGCCGACATGGTGCTGTTTTGCAATTATAAAACATTCGTGGTCAATGTGGACGGACAGGGCGCCCAGAAGGGGAAGAACAAGGCCCAGGGCGGAAAGCGTGTCATGTACACCACCCACCATAGCTGCTGGGATGCCAAGAACCGGTATGGGCTGGCGGATGAGGTGCCGTTCGGATATGATAGCATCCGCCATATCATTGAGGGACAGGCCACCACGCCCCCGGTTGCTGACAGGATGACGGGGCATGATGGAACTGACACGGCCCCTCCTAAAAGCAGCCAGTCCCCAACAAAGGAAACAGCTGCCAATAAGGACAAGGGCAGAACGGAGCCTGCAAAGGAAACGGAGACGGCGCCACCAGCTGATGATGGCCCCATGAACCAGCCAGGACCATCCGGTGTGGATGGACGCATCCCGAAGAACCTGCGTGACCTCATGGTGGCCAACCAGGTGGATGAGTGGGATGTGCAGGCCGTGGTTGAGGCGCGCGGGTACTTCCCGGGGGACATGCCGGTCAGGGACTACCCTAAGGATTTCGTGGACGGCTGCCTGGTGGGGGCCTGGGATAAGGTATACGGCATGATCAAGGAAATGAAGGAAAAAGACGGATTGGTATTCAATTAGGAGGTAAACAGACATGGCAGACATGAACGAGGCATTAGGCAGGGAATTAGGCTGGGATGACCAGATAGAGAATGACGGGGCGGACTATGAGCCGTTACCGGATGGCGAGTACGATTTTGAGGTCAGGACCATGGAGCGCGGGCGGTTCGCCGGGAGTGATAAGATGGCGGCCTGCAACAAGGCAACCATAGACTGTATCATCAAGGACGCCGAGGGGAAGGAACATCATGTGTATGATGACCTCATCCTGAACAGCAAGATGGAGTGGAAGTTATGCCAGTTCTTTTTGTGCATCGGGCAGCGTGCAAAAGGGGAGAAACTGAAGCCCAGATGGAATGAGGTGGTCGGTTCCACCGGAAGGTTTAAGATATATCTGAATGAATATACGGACAGGAATGGGAAGCCACGCAGGAACAACAAGGTGGACGAGTATCTTGCGCCGCAGCCGAAGCAGTTCAAGGCTGGTGATTTTTAATGGAACTGAGACCATACCAGTCTGAAGCGAAGGCAGCCATCTTTGAGGAGTGGGACAAGGGCGTCCTTAAGACGCTCCTGGTCCTTCCGACAGGATGCGGCAAGACCATAGTTTTTGCGAAGGTGGCCGAGGACTGTGTCCGCCGTGGGGACCGGGTATTGATCCTGGCCCACCGTGGCGAACTCTTAGACCAGGCGGCGGACAAGATAGCAAAGACAACGAAACTGGGATGCGCCACGGAGAAGGCGGGGCAGTCATGCCTGGGCAGCTGGTTCCGGATTGTGGTCGGTTCCGTCCAGACCCTGATGAGGGAGAAACGGCTGGGACAGTTCCCGGCCGATTATTTCACCACCATCATCATTGACGAGGCCCACCACTGCATATCAGACAGCTACCGGAAGATACTGGACCATTTTGACAAAGCCAGGGTCCTGGGCGTGACAGCGACACCGGACCGTGGGGACATGCAGAACCTGGGGCAGGTGTTTGACAGCCTGGCCTATGAATATACCCTCCCAAAGGCCATCAAGGGTGGATATCTCTCCCCCATCAAGGCGCTGACCATACCATTGAAGCTGGACCTGTCAGGCGTGGCGATGCAGTCCGGGGACTTCAAGGCCGGGGATATCGCGACAGCCCTTGACCCATACCTGTACCAGATTGCGGACGAGATGGAAAAGTACTGTAAGGACCGGAAGACCGTGGTATTCCTCCCGCTGGTGAGGACCAGCCAGAAGTTCCGGGACATCCTGGCCGGAAAAGGATTCAAGGCCGCCGAAGTCAATGGGGAAAGCAGGGACCGGGCGGAGGTGCTGGAAGCTTTTGACCGTGGGGATTACAACGTCCTGTGCAACTCCATGCTGCTGACGGAAGGGTGGGACTGCCCATCTGTTGACTGTATTGTCGTGCTCCGGCCCACGAAGGTCAGGAGCCTGTACAGCCAGATGGTAGGGCGCGGCACCCGGCTGCATCCAGGGAAGGAACATCTGTTGCTTTTAGACTTTCTGTGGCACACGGAACGCCATGAACTGTGCCATCCGGCAGACCTCATCTGTACAGACAGGGAAGTGGCACAGAAGATGACCGACAACATGGAGGAAGCCTGCGGCTGCCCTGTGGACATTGAGGAAGCGGAGAATAAGGCATCCAAGGACGTGATCGCGGAACGCGAGGAGGCCCTGGCCAAACAGCTTGCGGGGATGAAGAACAGGAAGAAGAAGCTGGTCGACCCACTGCAGTATGAGATGAGCATCCAGGCGGAGGACCTGAGCAGCTATGTCCCGGCATTCGGATGGGAGATGGCGCCGCCGACCGATAGGCAGAAGGCGGCCCTGGAGAAACAGGGCATACTGCCTGACCAGATTGACAACGCGGGTAAGGCCGCGAAATTACTTGACCGCCTGGACATGCGGAGGAAGGAAGGGCTTTCATCCCCCAAACAGATACGCTGCCTGGAGAAATACGGATTCCAGCATGTAGGTACCTGGCAGAAGGAGGATGCGAAGAACATGATTGACCGGATAGCCGCCGTGGGGTGGAGGGGTGCACCACCAGGAATTGACCCAAGGAGTTATACACCATAAGGAGCATGAAGCATGGACAATAACCAGTATGACCTGTTGGAGGTCTTGAACAGCATAGAACCGGCGGGACTGGATTATCAGCAATGGCTGAACGTCGGTATGGCCCTGGACCAGGAGGGCTATGGCGTGGATATATGGGATGCCTGGAGCCGGAAGGACCCCGGCAGGTATCATCCTGGGGAATGCCAGAAGAAATGGAATGGTTTCCATGGCCACGGCACACCGGTGACGGGAGGTACCATCGTACAGTATGCCAGGGAGCAGGGATGGACCCCGGCCCATGACCCGGGCCAGGCCCTGGACTGGGATGACACCATCTCATCGGATGGCGTCATCGTGGATACGGACTGGGTGGAAGGCCGTGACGTGAAGGAACCGGACAGCTGGGACCCCGTGAAGCAGCTCACCATTTATCTGGAGACCCTGTTCGAGGCCGGGGAGAATGTCGGATATGTGGTAAGGAGCTGGAAGAAGGATGAGAAGTGGATCCCGGCAGACAAAGGCGCTTACGACCGCACGGCTGGCCAATTGATTGAGGCATTGTCCAGCTGCAACGGTGATATCGGCAGCGTGCTGGGGGATTACAACCCGGAGGCAGGGGCCTGGATACGTTTCAACCCCATGGATGGGATGGATGTCAAGGACAGGAATGTGGCTGACTACCGCTATTCCCTGGTGGAGTCGGATGGGATGGACATCGAGAAGCAGCACGCCATCATAAGGGAGCTTGAGCTGCCGGTGGCGTGCCTGGTCCATAGCGGGAAGAAGAGCCTGCACGCCATCGTGCGTGTGGATGCGGCTGACTTCATGGAATATAAGAAACGTGTGGATTACCTATATACCATCTGCAAAAAGAACGGTCTGGAGATAGACCCACAGAATAAGAACCCTTCCAGACTGTCCAGGATGCCCGGAATCATCCGTGGGGGGCATAAACAGTTCCTGATGGATACCAACATCGGTAAGGCAAACTGGAATGAATGGAAGGAATGGATTGAGTCTGTCAATGACGACCTGCCGGACCCGGAGAGCCTGGAGGATGTCTGGGACAACCTCCCGGAACTGGCGCCCTGCCTGATTGACGGCGTACTCCGGCAGGGCCATAAGATGCTCATAGCCGGGCCGTCCAAGGCCGGTAAGTCCTTCCTGCAGATTGAGATGTGCATTGCCATAGCGGAAGGCAGGGAGTGGCTGGGCTGGAGGTGTACCCAGGGGCGGGTCCTGTACGTGAACCTGGAGCTGGACCGGGCAAGCTGCCTGCACCGTTTCAGGGACGTATACCAGTCCCTGGGATATAAGCCTGATAACCTCAGGAACATCGATATCTGGAACCTGCGTGGGAAGTCCAGGCCCATGGATAAACTGGCGCCGATGCTCATACGCAGGGCCGCGAAGAAGAATTACATAGCCATCGTAATCGACCCCATCTATAAGGTCATCACAGGTGACGAGAACAGCGCGGACCAGATGGCCAATTTCTGCAACCAGTTCGATAAGGTCTGCACGGAACTGGGCGTGGCGGTCATATACTGCCATCACCACAGCAAGGGCGGCCAGGGCGGCAAGAAGGCCATGGACCGGGCATCGGGTTCCGGTGTGTTCGCCCGTGACCCAGACGCCATGCTGGACATGATAGAGCTGGAGCTGTCCGAGGATGTACTAAAGGCCGAGGAGAACAAGGCCGTGTGCGCCGCGTGTAAGCAGTACCTGGACGCCCATTTCAAGTGGGAGGATGACCTGTCAGACGATGATTTATGCAGCAGTCACCAGATGCTTAAATACTGTGAGGAGAAGCTGGACAAGTGGCAGTGGGAGGCCCTGCAGCGCATCGTGGAGGCCGCTAAGACAAGGGCCAGGGCCGTGACGGCCTGGCGCATCGAGGGGACGCTGAGGGAGTTCCCGAAGTTCCCTGCAGTCAACCTATGGTTTGATTACCCGTGCCATAGGGTGGACACCGTGGGCGTCCTGGGGGACATCCAGCCTGAGACAGACAATTCAAGCTGGCAGAAGAATTTCAAGAAAAAACGGACCCCGGAGCAGGCCAGGAAAGACCGGATGGAGAGCCTGGAAGAGCAGTATGAGTCCCTGAAAAGTTTCAACCAGGACGGAAAAGTGACCATCAAGGAACTGGCAGAGAGCATGGGGACGACCGAAAAAACGGTCCGGAACCGGATAAAAGAGCATGGCGGGTTCTGGATTGATGAAGGGAATGTCGGTAAAAAGTAGAGGGAAAAACACGGAGGGAATCAGTTTCCCTGTCATGGAAAAACCGGAAGGGAAACAATTTCCCTGTGAGGGAAAAAGTCGATGATTTTCCATTTCCCTGTCAAAGTGAAAATCACGAAAAATACCGAGAATTTCCTTGTGAGGGAAAAAGTCGGAAAAATACCGGGTTTTTCCGAGGGAAGGAAAATGTACCCCCTTACAGGGGGTAATATATACATTTTCCCTGACGGTCAAAGGGGGAAAGAAAGGCGGGCTTAAGCGCTGCCCGCCGTCCTTCCTTCCCCTGTCCTTTGACAGAAGAGATTTTCATAACAAACAAGCGATTTTACACTTTAAAGAGGTGAAGCTATGGTGATTGATTTTTTTATGGCGATGGAGCCGCCCACATGCACCCACCAGGAGAAGCAGGTGCATGTGGTGAATGGGAAGCCGGTATTCTATGAGCCGGCAGAACTTAAAGCAGCCAGGGCGAAGCTGAGGGCGCACATGTCCAGGCACGTACCTGAGGAACCGGCCCAAGGCGCGCTCCGCCTGACAACCTGGTGGTGCTTCCCTCTCCAGGGCAGCCATCAGGACGGTGAGTACAGGACCAGTAAGCCGGATACGGATAACCTGGTCAAGATGCTTAAGGACGTCATGACGGACCTGGGGTTCTGGCAGGATGACGCACAGGTTGCCTGTGAGGTAATCTGTAAGTACTGGGCAGAGCGGCCAGGAATCTATGTAAGGGTGGAAAGCCTATGACCCTGGATGATGTGGTAATCCTGAGTGATCAGGACGTTAAGGGGATATGCAATGATGTCTATAACGGGTTCTGGCGCCGGTATAAGGATCCCCCAGCCTGGCAGTCACCGGAATGGGAGGATGTGGTGCGGCAGGAGAAGATGCTGCGGGAGCGGTACAGGTCCTGTCCGCTGGTAGTGCACATGCTCCAGGACCTGATGGACCAGCTGGAGGCCAGGAGTAAGAGGAGGGGTGGGAAATGATATGTGATACGGTCAGCGTGACAGCAGAGATTCATGAGGATGAAAAAAATATGGTCCCTATCCGTTACCTGGAGCTGGATGGGGAACGGAAGGAAATCCATTCATGCTACGGCGATGTCATCATCATCATAAATGCGATGGCTGATTACGCCGGTTTATTGGATGACTACCGCATGATGTACCCGGAAAGGCTTAACGCATTCGAGGCTGCAACCTATGAGTACCAGGCCAACCGCTGCAGGAAAATCCAGAAATACCTGGAACAGCAGATGGGATATGACCGGGATAAGGCCTTCGAGAAATGCCAGAGGCGCCGTGCCAGACAATCAGATGATGATGTGGGTGAGGAGGCCCTGATACTCCTGGCCAGGAAGAATGCGAATGAGGAACGGAAGAAGGAGGAGGCAAGGAATCCTTCTGAACCTATCAAGGAGAAGGCAAAGCCAAGGGAACTGGAAGGGCAATTGAGCTTTCTGTAAGTTTGTATCATAAATCGGTATTTGGAGGAGGAATGAACGTGGATAGATTAACGATACCAGACGAGCCTATAGAGGGCGGAATGAGGCGGTCAGTAGTTGATGCAAGGGCAGTCAAAGAACGGGCTATGACAATATACTGGCGGCTTAAAGCCTATGAGGATACCGGCCTGGAGCCGTGTGAAATTCCGGTATTATTGGATAGGCTCAAACGTGCGAGCGAGCAATGGAATATCTGGTGTGATGCTTACCAGAAGGATGTACCTGTATGGGTACCGGTAACGGAGCGGTTGCCAGAAGGTGGTCAGGATGTCCTGGTATGTACGGGTAACGGGTGGATTTTGGTAGCTTGGTATGGTACCAATGGACAAAGTTGGCACATAACTCCAACGGGGATTACTCATGATGATATCATTGCCTGGATGCCATTACCGGAGCCGTACAGGCCAGAGGCACCGCGAGAAGCCGGGGCCGAAGCTGTCCAGGGTGCGGAGGTGCCGGTATTGCATCCGGCAACGTAAATTAGCATTTAGTGAAAGGAGAAGTATGTGGATACCATTTGAATTAGGGCAGACTGTTTATGTAGTGGTTGATAATGGATACAATACAGAGCATACCATACATGACGGGTATGACCATTTGGGGGAGATTGTTTACAGAGAGACAGTGCATCATCCCTTATTGCAAGTTGAGCCGAGAAGGTTTAATTTACAGATGCTTGCCTATCATGGGCTTGATGGCATATATGCAACCCGTGAAGAGGCAGAAACACATTTAAAAAATTAAAATTTGGAGGATAAGAATAATGGTAAAAGGAAAAGCAAAGTTAATATTTGGAACCGGGGATATTATGATGACACCTGTTTTGCATAGCGAAAATGATATTACCCGGTATGGCATGTTGGCATTTAAAACAACAGAACCACACGAAATAGGCTCATATACAGGGAATGACACAGGATATAGGTTGTCAAATGCAGATGCATTGATGGTGTTTTACAAGGTGGAAAGCATTGATGCTTGTATAGAGAGGCTTAATAAACTCAAAGAAATGATGCTTGGAGGAACAGATGATGTGATGGAATTAGATTCTGTAGAAACAGAGGATGATTTTATTATCTAAACTGAGATTTGAGATACGAAAGGAGGAGCAGGAGATGTGCAAGGAGTGTATTAAAAAAGTACTGGAATGGTACAGCTTTGGCGTCATAGTAGGAGTGGGATTTTATATAGGATTAAACTTTGCAGTACAGGTCTTGAAGGTGGTAACGGACGTAATGAGGCAGTGGTGTCTATGAGGATAAAAGCAGACAGTAAGCAGGTGAAGGCCAACAAAGTCCTGCGGGCATCCGCCGAAAGGGGTGACACGGTACCATGAGACAGTGCTACATAGACAACGGGCGCGGGGGGCTGTGATGGCCAGCGTAACAATAAGGGCAGGATACGATACGGGTGCTGGGCATGTCCGTGGCTGGATGCGGGAGGAGGTGATGTCGGTGGACAAGAGCATTCTAGTGGTGTATGCAGATGCCAGGGCCAGGATAAAGCTGGTGCGGGAACAGACAGAGAAGAAGCGCCGTAGGCTTGAGAAACTGGAGCAGAAGGGAGTACGGGTATCGGATTCCGTATCCTGTGGGAAGAGGGGAAAGAAACCGCTGGGAACTGTGAGGATTACGGGATACCCGGTTCCTGAACATGACAGAGCCAAGAGGGAATATGAGAAGCAGTATGGCAATCTGATGCGGGAGGAACAAGAGCTTCTGGAACTTCAGACGCAGGTGGAGGAGTACATATCCGGTTTAGATGATATTGAGATACGCAATATAATGACCCTGTATTATGTGGAGGACATGACCTGGATACAGGTGGCGCACGGCATGAACCGTATATATCAGAGTAAGAGCCGATGCTATACAGCAGATAGTTGTCGAGGAAAGCATGACTATTATTTAAAAAACTTTTAGTTTTCACGGTTTTCACGGTTTTAATGTGGTAGACTTTAAACTGGGAGTGGTGTAAAAGCCGCTTCAATCCTCCCCACAGATAGCGGCTGCCAGGTGTCACACCCTGGTGGCTGACTAACCGGTATTGTGTAATCCCTCATAAGACAGACCTGTGCTTTAACGGGACAATGCCGCAGGGTACACAGGCGGTGAGGTATCTGGTTTTATCCCCCACGACATTTTCCAGATACAATTAGGGCATCCTAGAAATAGGGTGTCCTTTTTATTATTTGACCCTTGACTCAGAAGAACATATGTTCTATACTTTGGTTACGAAGAGAAAATATGGGTATGTTTTTGTAAGATTTGTGGAATTGGGAGGGGGATATTTGTATATTCTTTCCATTCGGCGTGTGATATAATTAAGAAAAACGTCGAAACGGGGAGAATAAAATGGATAAAAAGCAAAGTGCAAATAATGAGAAAAAGGTATCAGTGGCTAATTTTAATGTAGTTTTTATGGGGGACAAAGATGAGAGTCCGTTACTGGATTATTTTGACACTATTTTAATGCCGGCTTTGAAAAGTGGAATTACAAGAAGCCAAGGGGATAATACCTATTTGCTTATGGATATTGAAGTTAATCAGGATGCAGATTGTGAATATATATTGACAGGGTTGATTGTTAAAAGTACAGTTCTTGAAGTTAAATCTATGTTTGATGAGAACGGGAATTTGGTCGAAAGAAATGATGTTTATCCAACGGCTCCATTTTCTACTTTTATAATTTACCTAAAAAATCATAGAATGATTTTAGTTGAAAATCAAAAAGGAAGTCCATCTTTGGACAGCTTCCGCTCAACTGTTAAGTATGTTTTAGATACGTACGTTGCAAGAGAGAACCATGCAAGAATGGAGCAGGAGAAAGAGCAGCTTCCAATTCCTCTTGTCAGTGTCGTGGGAATACCGCCTAAGGGTGGCATGATAGCGGCATTAAAACAGGTAGAAAAAATTTCAACATTGACATTGAAGTTTTATCCGTTGAATGGTGATGGAGATATAGATTTATCTGAGATAATGAGCGGGATATCAAAAGAATTGCGTAGAAAAATAGGAAGTGATCGGGGATCGGTAACATACCGATCACCAAAGAATATTAATGGAGTTATAGAGGTAGTAGAGGCAGCGGAAGGTACAGTTGAGCCTATTGTGGTGGCGAAGTATCCAGGAAGAAAAGGGGAATCCACGATTAAGTATAATGAAATATCTGATAGGAGAAAAATGCGTGTACCCGATGGAGAGAGAAATGCAGAGTTATCCAGCATGATTAATCAGGGAAAAGAAATTGACAGTATAAATTATACTAGTGAGGAAAATAATAAAATATATTTGAGAAATCAAGGGAAAATAATAAAATTTGTTCGTAAGGAAAAATAAACAATTTTGGAGGGGGATGATTATGGATAATTTAAATCTTGATAATATTGAACAATTACTTCAATCTGAACCTTCTGAAAAGTTACTTTTTAAAGCAATCAAAGCTCTTAAAGTTGAAAAGAAGAATAGGAAATCACGATGGATATTAGTAGTTATATGTTGTATCCTCGGTTCCATAGTCGGAATTCATAAAGAAACAGTCACTATTTTCAGAGAAAGTATAGATGCTATTTTAAATGTTTCACTAGCACTTTTCGGAGTAATTTTCACTGGATATTCCTTGCTACAAGCCTTTATGAATAAACAGATGTTACTTCAACTTCTAAAAGACACAAAAGTATGTGACGGAGGAGAAAAGAGTAGATTACAAGATATCAATGAGAATTTTGTATATTTAATGCTATTGTATGTTATTGCGATAATTGTAACATTGATTATAAAAATAGTGATGTTTTGTTTTCCTGACAGTTTTACATTATTTTTAAACATGATAGTAAATAATGTGATTGCAGTAAGTTTAATTGCGGTTTATTTTATTTTTATTGGAATAATACTGTGGAGGACAGTTAGTTTCGTTTCTACAATTTTTCAACTGTTCAATATATATGCTGTAACAAGAGTTCTTGAAATGATAGATGAGGAAGAAAAACCATAATTTATCATATAAAAGGCGATGATTAGGGGCCACCTCCGGGCGGCTCTTTTACATACCCCAAAACAAACAAAGGAAAGGCAGCCTATTGGGCCGCCTCATCCCTACAAAGTTCATCCAGTGTGACGCCCAGGGCATCCGCCAGCTTGATTGCAGTATCTACCTTGCAACGGTCAAACCTCTCTATGTCTTCGATTGTCCGTTGTGGTACGTTGGCCAATTCGGACAGGGCACGGATGCTTAAGCCATGGTTATTTCTTATCTTTTTTAAGTTCATGGTATGACCTCCTTATCTTGGGGAGTGTACAGCACAGTACATAAATGGAGCAGCACATCACAAGAATGCATGACGGGATGGACCAATCTGTACCGAGGGCGTAAATAAGGGTGAATATTAATAGTACTGTATCAAACTTCATTGATTAAATTTAACTGATGTGGTAAGATTTTATTAGGAGGGGAGATTTCTCTCCCCGGTGTCCTATTTGAGAGCTTGTATCAACTGTGCGATTGCGGTAATCAGAGCGGCGGTGGCGACCATGGCTTTGATTATTTGGTTGAACAAGTTCTCATTTTTCTTTTGTTTCTTACCCATCGGCTACCCTCCTTTCCTTTTGATAATACAATTATACCACGTTATAACGTGGGAGTCAAGCGGAATATGGATATTTTATAAGTTTGTTGCATCTGCTGATACTGGTAGGTGCTATTTTATTGTATGAAAGAAGGTGGACCTGATGGCATTGACGCCAAAACAGAAAATATTTGCGGATGAGTACCTGGTAGATCTCAATGCCACCAGGGCCTACAAGGTGGCGTATTCACGGGTGAAGAACGAAGAGACTGCCGCTGCTGCGGGAGCCAGGTTGTTAAGAAATGTTAAGGTTGTGGAGTATGTCCAGAAACGGATGGATGAACGTGCCCAGCGTACTGAGATTACCCAGGATAGGGTGCTGCAGGAACTGGCGAAATTGGGTTTCTTCGACATCAGGAAGCTGTTTGACGATAGCGGAAAACCGTTGGATATTACCGGTTTAGATGACGAGACGGCGGCGTGCATTGCCGGCCTGGAAGTAATGGATGTTTACGAGGGAGCTGGAGAGGATAAAGAATTTGTCGGATATGTCAAGAAATATAAACTCTCCGATAAGCTTAAGGCCCTGGAACTGATTGGGCGGCATCTGGGGATGTTCAAGGACAAGCTGGAGCTGTCCGGTGGGCTTGACACTGAAAGGACCAAACTGGATGACCTAATCCAGCAGATGCGTGGTGGTGGCTAATGAGTGCGGAGAGATTGCTGCTGTCGGATAAGTACAAGGCATTCCTGCGCTGTGATGCGCCGGTGGAGTTTCTGGAGGGGACAACGGCAGCCGGAAAGACCACTGTGGGGCTGTTCAAGTTTATGCTCAAAGTGGCGGAGTCACCCAAAAAGCTTCACATCCTGGCTGCGGACGACACAGGCGCGGCCGAGAAGAACATCATCCAAAAGGATCTGGGTATCCTGGATGACTTCGGCGTATTGGTGGAGTACAAAGGCAACGGCGGAGGCGGATATAACATGCCACACATCCTCTTCCACACATCCGGCGGAGATAAGATTATTTTCGTGGTTGGCTATGGCAATAAACGCAAGTGGAAAGACGCTCTGGGCGGTCAGTATGGCTGCCTGTACATTGACGAGATTAACACGGCTGACATTGAATTTGTACGTGAGGCCGCCATGCGGAGCGATTACCTGATGGCCACGCTCAATCCGGATGACCCTGGCCTGGATGTCTACAAGGATTATATCAACTGTTCCAGGCCGCTGCCAGAATGGGAGGCAGAGACGCCAAAAGAGATAATGGATGAATTACAAGAGGAACCAAAACCCGGCTGGGTACACTGGTTCTTTTCTTTTGTCCATAACCTGGGATTGTCCAAGGAGAAGCTGGACCAGATAATGACGAATACCCCGAAGGGTACGAAAATCTGGAAGAATAAGATTCAGGGTCTGCGTGGTAAGGCAACCGGCCTTATTTTTTCCAACTTTGAGCGGTCCAAGCATGTCATCACAGTCCAGCAGGCCAGGGTGCTGAAATTCAAGAAGTTCACAGCCGCTTTGGACACGTCCTACTCATCCAAGTCCCCGGATACCATTGCAATGATATTCCAGGGCATCACGGAGGACAGGAAGCTTATCACCCTGGCTGAGAAGGTCTACAACAACGCCAAGCTTGATATCCCATTGGCCCCCAGTGACACGGCGGTCAAGTTTGTGGCCTTCCTGGAGCAATGCCGCAGGGACTGGGGATTCGCGAAGGATGTGTACATAGACAATGCGGACCAGGCGACCATCACGGAGTTACGCAAATACAAGCGGCTTAAAGGCTGTCTATATAACTTCTGGGATGCGTACAAGCAGCTGGAAATCATAGACCGTATCAACCTGCAGCTGGGCTGGATACAGCAGGGGTGTTACCTAGTGGTGGATACCTGTGTGGAGCATCTTTCCGAGTTGGACCGGTACAGTTGGGACGATGAGAAAGACAAGCCCGAGGACCGGAATGACCATACCATTAATGCCAATCAGTACGCATGGATACCATACAGGATCCTGATTGGATTCGAGGAGGCTGAGAAGAAATGAGGTGGCTGAACAACATGAATGAGACAATCAAGCGGGGTATCCGCAGCTGGCTGAATGTGGTACCGGCCAGCGGGAACTGCATCCAGATTAACGAGGTCCTGGACTTCGAGGCCAATGCTATCCGGAATCGCATCTGGTACCGTGGTGATGGTAACGAGCTGGAGCAGATGTACCAGCAGGCTCCAGAGTACGCTGACAGATACAAGTTCTGGGCCAGCAGGTGTACACCAGGCATGGAGATGCGCAAGATACATACCGGCCTGCCCGGGCTGATTATCCGTATCATGTCGGCTATCGTCCTGGATGACATGAATGATTTTGATTTTGCAGGTAACGACCAGCAGCGGCAGCTGTGGGAGGACATTGCAAAGGATAATAAG